ATTGAATAACTTATGTTCATGTATCAGTAATGTAGGCGTCAAGCCTTTCATTATAAACGGCAGGGTTATGAAATCATTGAATCGGTGGTATAATAAGAAGAAAGCCAGATTGATGTCGTATGTTAGCGATAAGGGAACTTCTAGGAGAATAAGAAGGATCTCTTTGTATCGTAATTGTTGGATTGATGATAAGATGCATAAGATCAGCAAGTATATCGTGAACTTCTGCGCATCGAATAACATAGGTCGTATTATTGTTGGTCTTAATAAGGAATGGAAGAAGAATATAAATATTGGTAAGAGAAATAACCAGCATTTTGTCTCTATCCCTCATTCTAAGTTAATTAATAAGATAACATACAAAGCTAAATTGCTGGGTATAGAGGTTGTTACTCACGAGGAATCTTATACGTCAAAGATCGATCATCTGGCATTTGAACCCCTAAAGAAACAGGATGATTATCTAGGTAGAAGAAAGAAACGCGGATTGTTCCAAAGTTCTATTGGAAAGCTGCTAAATGCTGATATCAATGGAGCTATTGGGATAGCTAGAAAAGTAGTTGGCGATTCGTGCATTAATACGATAGTTGATAGTGGGTTTGCGTTTAACCCAGTTAGAGTAAACATTTTGTGATATAAATATTAATCTAATTAATAAAATAGATTTTAATAACGTGGGTAGATCTTGTTATGTTATAAAAAATAAGGAGGGTGGGGTAGATAATGTCCTTGCCCCTAACAACCAACCATCCGGATTATACCAAAGGGCGATGGAGGTGCTGGGCGACCAGAAGCAGGCCTTATCGGCCTGGGGTACGGCCTACTCCCCCGACTTCGTGTCCTTCTTTGGCGATTGGATGTCCATGCCATCAGAATACGACTTAGATAGCAATGGGGAGCCTAAGTATGATGATGTCATGTCCTTTATCAAACAAAAGAATTATGCTGTGGGTAATTTCATGGCTGACGAGGTTAAGGATATTAATAATACCCTTACTTCCTTGGGCGTCGATAATATCAATGATCTTAATGATATGATCGTATCTAATTTCCTTTCAGGCGGTGATATATTCCTCAATAGGTACAATCTTGAGCGATCGGGGATGTATGACGCTGATGAGATTGATAATATTATGACTAACCGATCGGAGTATGATCGGGCAAGGGATATGATGAGGAGGATTGTTGATTTTATGTCTGAGGGGGATCTCAATGAGAAGGATATGTATTTCCTGTCCTCCGAATCAGGTCTTGGTGATGATTATATGATATATGAGGATACATATGACTCGTTAGGGAAGAGAAGAGCCTTGAATCCAATGGAGGTAAGGGATACGATCATGAGGGCGGTAGGCGGTATCAGCGACCGCCGGGAGTTCGATCAGGCTTTCACCTCCGTCCCCTACCCTTCCTTGGCGCTCCGGTATCAGGAGGATCAGGATTACGCCGATCGGATGTATGATACGTATCGTAATATGACCCGTATGGAGGTTCGGAGTCAGGACGGGAATACGATTACCGACTCGCACTTTTACAATACCATACCATATATCAGTATGCCTAAGGATATGAAAGGTCTAAGGGATAAGGTTGGGGAGATAATCGATATGGACGATTTTAAGGACATCAAGGATGTTGCCGGACGTCTATATGACATAGCCATGGATCTTTCCGATATGGGTGTTGATATAAGCGAGGCGATTAGCGATGAGATGGTTATATCCAGACCGGAGGATATCCGTGATCTTATGGCATCGCTAGACGTCATGTTATCTTCTATACAGAATGGTGCCCCGGTATATGATGACTTTATTTCCGATCTTGATAGGATAACAGGGAAAGGGAATCCGATATACGAGGTTCAGGATACTAACCTTACCGGTGATAGGATGGTGTATGTAAGGTCCGGGAAAACATCTCCTTCCGATATGTATGACAGGAACATGTTGTATGTAGGTAGAAATATATACCATAACACGACCCCGATAACCGACACCGATCAGGCCTATGAGGTGCTGGCTGATATCGGGATAGAGCGGCCCTCGTACTTACCGGATGGCGTGGTCCCCCAAGGGGCTTCTCGATCTGATATTGGCGTGGTCAAGGATAATATCAAGAAGTTGGTTATGGATAACATCTCATCCTCCAATACGGAGAGTATGATCCTTGCCAGATTGATATACCAGCATCCCGCAACACTTAAGATGGATGATATCGATATTGATCGGGAGTTCAGGAGATACGAGGCTAGACAGGGAAAGGATCGGGATTTTATCAAATCCTGTACCTCGTTGAGGAAGATCCAGATCAAGGAAAGGTTAAAAAAATCGGATTTATATAATAATGTTTTGCGTTTTCTTGATTTTAATGGATTTTATAACGTATCTTTGAACCACCATGACAGAGGTACGTTAAAAAACATAGAGATGTCGTTGCCGGATGGTCAGGTAAGAGATCTGTTGTTTGATGTGGCTATCGAGTCCGGTGACAGTAGCATGAGAAACCTTTTCTATCTGGATAGACAGGATAGGATGATGGATGTCGGGTTTTACAGGTATCTGTACCAAAGGAATCCGGGCCTGCTCCGGGAGGTCAACGGCGGCGTCGAGGTGAGATCGGACGGTTCGTTCTTGGCTCGTGGGAGGTATGATGATTTCGTGTCATTCCAATCCGGTTTATATGAGAAGGTAGGTGAGACGGTTGATGGTGCGATATACAGGTTCGTTGATGATCTTATATACTCCGATCCATCATCATATCAAGAAAACATGGTACGAAGGATGGGTGACGTTACGGTAAGGAGTGACGATAATCGCCTGTCAAGGATAGAGGATAATCCCTCATCCAGTAAGATAATTAATGAATACACTGCTAATACAAATAAATTAATGCGAGATTTTTCGTGTAGTTAATCTCTCTTTGGCGTCGTGAGACGTTTTCTTTCGAGCATTGAAACATTGAATTTATGGATTTGCATGAATCCGGGTCGTAGTGATACGTTCCGGATTTTTTGTCTTGTACCGGTTATTATTAATGCCATTTACATGACATGACGTGTTTTGATGATGACACATATCACGATCTTAGGGCTGTTAATTTTTGAACTTTGTAACGCCCGCCATCAGGTGGGGTTATTATTAATTCAAAAATAAATAGACATGGGTACAAGTGGAGACAAAATCGTTTTGTTAGACGGTATGGGTTCCGGTAGTGGAAGCGCCACTAACGGTTTATTATCTATGATTCCGGGGATGTTCGCCAACTTAATAGGCGGAAATAAGATGGATCCGAACTTAGTGGCGGCCTTGATGAACGGCCGTAACAACCAAGACGGTTTCGGCGGGGCTAACGGTTGGTGGTTGTGGATCATTGTTCTGTTCTGGTTATGGGGCGGCCGTGGCTTTGGCAATGGTTTTGGTAACGGTGGTGAGAACTGCGCTAATGGTCTTCCCGCTCAATTGAATAACGACTATGGTCGTGAGTTGTTGATGCAGGCTATCCAAGGTAACAGAAGCGCTATCGAGCAGATCGCTAACGCCTTGAACTGTACTACTACTCAATTGCAAAGCGCTATCTGTAACGTGCAAGGCGCTATCGATAAGGTAGCTGGTCAGGTAGGTATGACTTCTCAGGCTGTTATTAACGCCGTACAGCAACAAGGCTGTGAGATTGGTAATCAAATTAGCTCTTGCTGCTGCAATTTGAGTTCTTTGATCAACCAAAGCACGTGCGCTACTCAAAATATGATAACGCAGCAAGGCTTTGACAATCAATTGCGGACGTTAGAGCAAACCAATGTTCTTCAGAACAACATCAATCAAGGATTGACGAACAACCGTGAGCAGGCTACTACGCAATTTAATATCTTGAGTGCTAAGATTGATGCTCAATCTCAGCAAATTCAGAACGCTTTCTGTGATCTTGAGAAGAGGGAAATGCAGCATACGATTGATTCGTTGCGCGAACAAAAACAGACGTTGGAGTTATTTGCCGCTCAGCAAGCTCAAACTCAAAACATTGTTAACCAGATTCGTCCTTGTCCGGTGCCTGCATTTTTAACATGTAATCCATTTGCTGGAAACGGCTATGGCGGATATCCTTATGGATTTAATGGGTATAATGGAGGATGTTGCAACAACAGTTGCGGATGCAATAATGGTTGTTGCAACAACGGGAACGCAGCTATTTAATTTTTAGTCTGACGTTTGGCAGATATCGTTCTTTGATTTACTGGTAAGGTTTTCGTAATCGGATAAAAACATCCATTTGCATCCTTTATGTGTGTGCATTTTATGTTTGCAACATTTTAGTATGGATGAGTGATTATATCCATTTCTATATGCTTCCATCACGGAGGGAAATGTTTCAATCATTCCATCATTGTCGATTCGTACGACAGGCATGCTTTTTTTTGTGTTTAGTTTGCCTGTTTTAGAGTTAGACAGTCTTTTTCTTGTGATCGGATTGTTCATGTTCATAACTTGATTGCACCATCTTAAATTGTGTACATTATTATTCAGAGGATTTCCGTCTATATGGTCTATATCTGGATAATTATTAGGATTGGGGATAAATGCGGTAGCTACGATTCTATGGGCTGTTATTGATTTTCTATTTCTTTTGTTTTTATATAGATGATAACTGTGTCTTATATATTTGGGTCTACTTGTATTTTTATTTGGTGTTAGTATATGTTGTTCTACAACTCTGTAAGAGCAATGTGTATTTCTAACTTCTCTTTTAAGGGAAATTACTCTCCCAAAGGAAGACACCATATAAAGTCCCTCAAATCCGACTACGTCTCTCCATTCCTCTCCCTCAAAGGAGATGTTCTTAATAAATTCTTCGTTCGTCATTTTCTCTAATTTTTAAAATGTGGACTAAGTTTTTAAAGAGAATGGGAAGGGAGAACTTAGAGAAACCCTTATCAGCAAAGACGCGACCTCTGCCTATCCCAGACGCGAATGTAGTTATTTAAGATTATAAACACAGTAAAAAATATTTAAAAATGGCTTGTGTTTCTAAAATAGGGTCTCTTTATGAGTTGGTCACGAAGAACGTGGTAGTGACTACTACCAACACCATCTTCGGTATCAACCCAAGGATATGGCTGTCCTTGCCATGCGAGGGCCTTCTGCTGCTGAAAATCCGGCAGGTGGTTCCGACAACAGGCGAGACATTGCCAGTACAGATAGCTGTCCCAGCGAACAGCACCGTATCCACGGTGGGTGATGACACATGCTGCCCGGTAACCGGCGTGGCTGTGGTGAACCCGATCAACGTGGCTGTGACCGGAGCGGCTATGGTTAACAACACCGAACGCCTTGTTTATTTCAACAAGGTAAGGGGTGTATTGAGGCTCATGGATTGCTGTGTGCCTACAACCGCCGCATCAGCTTCGGGAACGGATGTTGACGAGGAATAGGTTAGATTATATGTCTAATGGGAGGGTATTCCCCTCCCGCTTAAAAATCGAGATATGTTTAGAGACTTAAAGAAAGGATTTCAAGTATATACGCTGGATACGTCCGATGTTCCGGTATTCAGGATGGGGAATGTGGTCAACGTGTCCGAGCCTAGGTTCCAGCAACCCCAGATGGGTCAGATGGGGCAATATCAGCAACTACAGGATAGGGTGATAGACCTTACCGTGGAGATAAACGGGTCTTCCATGACCTATGTCGTACCGGAGAGCAGGGATGTCGCTATGTCCAATAACATAACTTTGGCCTGCTCGGTCGATCCGATCATGAACCAGCTTAACGCCGCTAAGAGAACTAGCTCCGATATTCTCGATAGTATCGATAAGCATAGGAGGACGCTAGAGGCTTGTGATTCGATCCTTGAGGAAATCAATCCGGCTTTTAAGCAGACTAAGGATCAAGACCGGAAGATCAAGAATCTTGAGGAGAAAGTCGATAGGATGGGATCCTCTTTCGATGAGCTAAAAGAGTTGTTAATTAAAAAATTAGGTTAAGATGAGAGTTATAGATTTAGGTGGCGGTCACGACGAGGACTACAATGACGAGATCTACGATCGTAGAGGCGGCCGTGGACGTAGCAGACGTTCGGATGGGACTTACATGGGTTATGGTGGTGGAATATATGACCATTATGGCAAGGAGCATGATGGTAGGATGGATGAGCTAGAACGCCGTGAGCGTGATCTCGAAAGACGCGAGAGGGAGCTGGAACGTGATGAGCGTGAGCTTGAGAAACGTGAGAGACTCCATGAACGTGAGGACGAGATGTATCGCAGGGGATGGTTCGGTGAACGTAACATCCGTGACGAGTACGAAGGTACCGAGCCGTATATGCGCAGGGGACGCAGGAGTCGTTACTACTGAGGAGCAGACGCTGATGACCCGGATTATAAGCGGTATATAGACACCCATGGATATCACTTTTCCAAGGAGCTGGCTAGGGAAGCCGCTGATAAGATGCTTAACGCCGATGGGTCCAAGAGAAGATGGACGATGGAGGACGCTAAGCAGATGTTCGATAAATGCGGGGCCAAGAAACCTGATAACGCCACTTGGGGAGATGTCCAATATCTATTCGCTATGTTCTATAGCGACTACTTTCCTAAGGTATTGGATTGCGACCAGAAAATAGTCAAGGCTGTCTTGGCTTATCTGGAAGACCCTGACGCCCCGGAAGGGACGGCGTTCGTAAGGTATCTGGCGGTGCGGTGCTTCGTCGGTGACACAATCAAATGGAGTGATATGATTTAGGTTTGATACAACGTTGGAGAACCCTGTCGGCAATAGAATACCGATGGGGTTTCTTTTTGCCCGTAACTTTATTATGATTACATTTGTTCGAGGTAGATCTTTTGTTCACAGGAAGGGTGGGCGGGAATGAAAAAAGGCATCCTCACGGACACCCTTCCCCTTTGATCGAAAATAACTTAAAAACCTTGCGAGTTACTACTACACCGCAAATATAGATAATTAAATACAAACTGCAATGGGTAAGGGGTATTATTGGATAGAGCCAGTGGATCAGACGTTGAATGATTTCCAGTTTTATAAGGCACGTATCGTAGGCGATCCTGAATATGACGAGAGATATCATCGAGTTATATTGAGAACTGATAAGTATTTCCCTGTCGGAAGTATCTTCCATGTTTTGAAAGACCCTGAGATGTTTGTTATAGAGAGGAAGTTCAAGACATGGGGGAATAAGTATGTCGTTAAGCCTTGTGAGGGTGAATGGGAATGGGAGTCTGTCCAGAAACTTAAAGACAAGGCTATTATATTCCGCAGCGGATTCCTGCACGGGGACGGCAGCTTCTGATGCTTACCCGTATCTCCCCCCCCTCGATTTCTTGGGGTTTATGTATATAAGTGTACTAGGGATAGCGGAACTCCTCTTAGCCATAATCTAGAGGACTTGATAGGTCAGTACGTGGAACGGGCGTAGTCGTAGTGCGATCTACCCCCCCTATATTTGGCTTGTGATATGATACAAGTTATTTTTGGCATAATAAAAGGACATTTATAAATAAATACAAGTATGGCTTCACAAAAATTTGGTTTCGTAACCATCGATCCGGTATCAGGATCAGGTAATATGGCTGTTAACATATCTGGTGATAAATACACGGGTCGTGTTCAGCGTACATTAAATTTCACCGCCACGACTAACGGTGGAGTATCTAAGGCATTGGTCGTTAATCAGGAGGCGGCTGTAGAGACTGTTGCCGTTGATAGCCCCGCCGCTTCTGTTCCAAAGACAGGTGGTACGGTAACTATCACAGGTAAATCCAACAGTACCAAACTTACGTTTACGGCTACTCCCGCCGAGGAGAATGGCCTGACTTTGACATTGCCAGATAATTATACGGCCGCTGGTAAGTCAACCGCCAATGGCGCTGTCATAGCCGATGACCCCGGAGCTACCGGCGAGTTCGTATGGAGTATTTCTATCGCCAATGTTCCGGCCAACGTCACTGTAGAGGAATTGGTAGCCAACTTGACCGTGACGGCTAATGGCGGTCAGAACGCTCAGGTAACTATCACTCAGGCAGCTGGAGACTCTATGTTAGAGCTTGACAAGGAGGTTATTAATCTGGATGTTAACGGTACGGCTCAGACAGTTAACGTAACTGCTAATGACTTATGGACTTGGGCGCAAGCAGCAGCTAAGACAGCCTTAAGGATGATGAAACGATAATAGGTTAGGAAATAATGGTATCGAACCCCAATTGGATAAATCCGGTTGGGGTTTATTTGTTTTGCTATCTTTGCAATAGAACAAAAATAATATAGGTATGGATAATGATTTGAATATTAATTGGAAGGACGGGGTAGGCGAGGTAACGGACCAGCCTCTGACCGTCAGCCCGGGGTCCGGGGTCGGGGACGCCTCCGTTTCCTTTGGCTCGGTGATGAACAACGGTCTTGACCGGACTCTTGAGCTGGAGATAACAACTCCAAAAGGTACTAAGAAGACGCTTACCGTGAATCAGGAGGGATGCCGGCAGGCTTATATCACGAGCGACGGCAAACGGTGGCTGACTAGCGACAATCGGGTGTATGGGGTACTCAAGAGCGACGCCCCGTGCGAGTGTCTTGAGGTTACGCCGAATGTGATAGGTTTTAAGATAGATGACGCCAACTCCGATCCGGTGATAGAGTCTTGCGGCGACAGCTCGTGGATCAAAGGAAGAAGGTGCTTGGTGAAGAAAACGGATACAGGGGTCGCCATATGTTATCTTGATGAGAATAACTCCGAGCTGTTCCATGACGGCTTGACCCCGGCATCTCTAGACGGAAGTATGGGTCAGTGGATGACTGATATACCAAGTTATAGATACAGTCATAAGGGAGGCGAGTATGATGTTAGCAATATTCAAAATCTTGTTCATGAGATTACATTAACTCATAATGATTCTGATGATAATATCACTGAGTGGGGGAATGCTGGGTTGTTTAGGAGATGTCTTGTTGGAGTAACTAAGGCTATAAATATTGATGGAAAGTTGTGGTCTAAAAAGGGAGTTAGATCTACTGGAAATTTAACTCCTGTAGTATTTCATGATTATGCTATCGCATTGGGAGATGGATTTGATATTATTGATTATGAAACCCATTGTAAAATAGCTCATTTATTCTATGCTAAATATGCTAATAGAAACTCACAGAAAATGAGTCAGTTTGGATATGGATCAACATCATATCCTAGAGTTAGCGGTACCACATCTTCACTAGGTAATAATGATGGAAAGACTTCTACTCAAATTAGTTTTTTAGGTATAGAAGATTTTTATGGAAATATGAGCGAATGGGTGGGTGGAATACATTCTAATAATTCTGTTTATTATATTTATGATGGATTTGAGATAAATACAGTCCCTACTTCCGGTTATCGTACAATAGATATAGGTGGATCAAGTAGATATGGATATATAAATAAAGTATACTGGGGAGAGCATGGGGACATGATTCCTATAGAAATAGGAGCCTCCCCTACTACGAATTATTGTGATTATAGCTGGATAGCTAGAAAAAATTGGAATATAGCTTGTCGATCTTCTAGTGGAGGTGGAGACAATGGGGGAGTTGCTTTTTTTGATAGTAGTTATAGTAATAATATGAGCGAGTCTAGCTGTGGTTCTCGTATTCAATACCGTGGCCCTATACAGGTCATAGAGGATCCCGCCGAGTTTATAGCCATGCCAGACGGATTTATCCCCCCCCAGTCCGACTAATTATTTTGTGTTATATGATTATAGCGATGATAGTCCCACGGGACTAAATAAGACCTTTACGGTTAAAAAACCGTATAACGGGTATGCTCATATAGATGTGGAGGAGTTTATTTATGAGTTCGGCTGGCATGTGGAGAGCAATGGCGATGGGTATAATATACCTGGTGTCGGAGGTATGGATAATCCCATGATGCCAGGCATAGCGTCGGGTATGGTTATAAGGGGACAAAGCGGTGGACATTACGCCGTAAATGATGGATTTACCTTATATCTTGATTCTTCGAGCGGTTCTGCCAAGTTGTTTATAGGGGCGTTCTCTTATAATAGCAACGAGTATCAGCCGGTAAGCATAGGATTGCCGGGTACCGATGGGACCATAAAGGTGTCATTCAAGAAAACATCGAAGATGTCAGGTACGCTTAAGGTATATGTTAATGACGTTGAGAAAAACGTATTGTTTATGCCGTATTCCGGTGACGGGTATGAGGATCTGGCCGGGTTGACGGATAATCAGGTCACTATACTCGGCACTGATAAAAGGCATTTCACGTCATTCAAGCACTCTGTCAAGACCTATGAGGAACATATTCCTATTAATTAATGGCCAAATGATATTGTTTTTACGAATTTTGTAATTACATTTGTGGCGCATGTCCATCACCATGCTTTTCGTCGCTAATTTATATAATGGGATATGTATCTGTGATGGGATATGTATCCCATATTTTTATGTATATGGATATAAGAAAACACATTAATCTGATCAAGAATCATGGTTATGAAGGTAAAATCGGCATGATCAAAAAAGACGTTCATGGTATTGTTATGTTAGCTGCTAAGGCTGGAGATGTCGTTCTCTATAGACCTTATAAGGAGGATGAGGATGATTGTGAAGAAAATACTACAAAGTATTGTAGTATCGAGACTCCTTTATCAGAGGAGTAGATTCAGGAGAATAGGCGTAACGGATGTGGGTTGAAAACCATAGGAGTATGCGTGAATGTCCCTATTTCTATTATTGAGGAAATTGTAATTGATTGAAAAAATGGAAGAGCTAAATGTTTTCGATGTTCAGATTCCTGATGGGAGACAAATCAGTTGTATATCGTATAATAAGGTTACTTATTTTGATCTTGACGATATATGTAAGTTATGTTTCAGTTCATATGATTTGCATGATGTGGCTGATACCAAGGTTATGAGTGAGTTTATTCACCGTGAGGGTGGTCGTTATTGGACTACGATAGATGGCGTAAGGCAGTTGTATCGTAGGATTGAGTGTAAGATGTGTTTTGAGGTTATAGAAAAATTAAGAGTGTTATGATATATTCTTTAAATGTGGAGGCATTCAAATTCCATTCATATGATATTGTGAATATTAATAAGGCTATAGAACGTTTTGGTATATCTGTTACAGAAAGAAATGGATATTATTCCGTGGAGCGTGATAATACGCACATAATTATTAATGATGGGGATTTTATAGTCGTATTCCCTTCCGCTGAGATATCCAGCTCTTCCGGATTGCCTGTTTATGAGTTTAAGGCATACACGAATGATCGTTTTATAAGACTTATGGAGATGAATAGTCAACTCAAGGAATTAGCTGACAAGGTGTTTTAGCGGGAAATTCAAGGAAGATTAAAAATAGGTCAGCCCGTCTAGTTATGATCTAGGCGGGCTTTTTGTATCTTTGTCAAAAACATGAAGTTATGTCGAGTTGCGTAATTAAAAGGAATAAGGAGGGTAAGATAACCCGTGTCTTGACCCCTTCCGGCGAGGTATCCACCTTGTTCGATAAGATAGCGGGTATAGCCGCCGTAAGTGATCTTGATAAGGCGGCTGAGGCTTATATGACTATTTATAACGACAAGTTCAGGTCCAAGTTCGGTGATTGGGCTAGATCCGTTCCAAGGAATAAGGAGGCGGCCAGATCCATAAGCGCCAGACTTAGCGCCAGCGAGTGGGGGCAACTTATGTCAGCCAAGGTCCTGTCCGTCATAAGCGATATGGATGCCCCGGCGTTGGCCAGAAGCCTTGGGAATAGCGACAATGTCGTGGCTTATCTTACCTCCGGAGAGGTAGGTGATGTCAATGATATGGCTGTGGTAGATAAATCCACGGTACAGGAGGTGGATCTGGATTCCATAAACGAGGATAATATTGGCGATACGATACTGAAAGAGGCGTCATGGGATGATATAAGGGCTATCAGGGAGAATATAGATATTAAGGAAACGGCCCGTATGTTATGGAAGGCGGTTGAAAGCGCTTTTACCGGGCAACGGCCTAATATTAGGGTGAAGGGCGGAAATATAGATGGGGAGATCATATTCTCCGGCAATGTCTTGCCGTTAAATGATATTGAAAATTATACGCCTCCATCTTCAAGATTGGTATATGATTCCGGTGAACCTCGCCTGTTCTTTAGATCGGATGACGGCAAGATACATGAGACCTACGCCAATGCCATAAAAGGCTCGTCCGGAGGGCGGGTCGAGGCCGGGTTCTTGGCCGGCAGTGTCGAGGAGAGCGACGTCCCCACCGGAACCACCGACATCTCCTTTGGCTCTTCCTCCATAACCCTTAATAACAGCGAGTCGTTCATCCCTGTTCTTGGTATCAGTTCAGACTCTAATATAAGCACTCGTGGAGGGTTTGTCAATTACCTTATCAAGAAAGGTTTGTTGAGCGGGGAGCGTATAAGATTAGGGGATAGGTATTATCTTACCGGAGCCGGGGACTCTGACGGTCTTAAGATCTATAACGCTATGGACGCCTTATCTAGGTTAAAGAACAGGTTTGGAAGTCAGTCCTCGGGAATGAACGTATTAGGCTCCATTGGCTTTGATACGGAGGTAAGCAACGACCTTGATCTTATCACGACATCAGGGG